ACCGTAACCAAAGAAGACGATGCGCGTCCCACTCTGGCCAAGTCCGCCGGCGAGCCCAGCGTCCATGAACTGCTGAAGCGTACGCTGCAAAAACCGCAGCCTGCCTCCACATATCTGCGCTAGAGCTTTCTCAATCACTCCAACGCCATGTTGTATCAAGCAGGACCATTCCTTTCAATTTGTATCAAGCACGGGGTGGAGCAGGCATTTATGCCTGCGGGTCTGCTTTGTACACAAGCGGCTTTAGCCGCTGAGGTGAAAAAAATTCATTCACACCGCAATTCTCCAGCGGAGAAAAGGACTAAAAAAATGTTTGGCGATCTCAGTCAGCAGACGTTTGATCTGCTCAACAAGGCGGACATGTCCTCCTTGAACAAAACCACTATTAGCCAGGCCACCATCAGCGGCGTGGCTGGCAACTTAAATGCATTTGACCTGCGCGGGCCTGCGCTTCAGCTTTATCCGGTCATCACGCCCCTGCGCAACCGCCTGCCGCGACAGTTGAGCGATCGTGGCGATCTGGCTACGCGCTGGAAGGCGATCACCGGCGTCAACACATCAGGCTTTGAACTGGGCGTTGCTCCGGGCCGTCGCTCGGCGGAAATGGCCGTGACAGAGCAGGACTATGTTGCTTCTTATGCCGGCATCGGATTGGAAGCTTCTATCGATTGGGAAGCCGTTTGGTCAGGCGGCAAAGAGTTCGATAACAAAGCGACTCTGGTCCAGTCTCTGCTTCGCGCCGTTATGATCGGGGAAGAAAACATTATCCTCAACGGCAATGCATCCATGCCGATCGGTCCAGTCACTGCTCCTACACTCTCCGCGGGAACGAATAGCGGCGGCTTTCCGACTTCCGGTACCAACGTATTTGTCGGAGTTTCTGCTCTTACCGCACGCGCCCTGGCCAACTCCAGCGTGACCGGCGGCGTTGCCTATGGCAACGTCACGCGCGTCAACATTGACGGTAGCACTACGGCTTACGGAGCTGGCGCCAGTGCAATCACTGCCTTGGTGTCATTCACAACTACCGCGGCCAATCAACAGGTCAATGCGACCGTTCAGGCGGTCAAAGGCGCTGCAGGATACGCCTGGTATGTTGGAACTTCAGCCGGTACGGCAACACTGGCTGCGATTACCACCGTTAATAAAGCCACCTTCACCGCCGCCGGCACTGGCAGCCAGAACTCCTCCGCCGGCATCGGTGCCCTGGATGGCTCTGCCAACGCGCTTGTCTTCGATGGCTTCATTACTCAGGCTCTTAAGTCGAGCGCAAGTTATTTCGCCTCGCTCGATGGCAACACCCTTACCGCCGATCAAGCCAACGGCATCATTGAGATCGACACGGCTTTGCAGTGGTTCTGGGACAACAAGCGTCTCAGTCCCACGGAAATCTGGGTGAACTCCCAGGAGGCGCGCAACATCAACAAAAAGATTGTTGCTTCCGGCGGCGTGCCGCTGTTTCGCTTCACTTTGCCGGGCGGCACAGGATCGGACGACGACAAGCCAGCTCTGCTGGGTGGCGCCAGTATTGCCAAGTACTGGAACAAGTTCACGCAGCAGTTCCTGGATATCCGTATCCATCCCAATCTTGCTCCGGGAACGATCTTCTTCAACAGCTCGGAAATTCCTTACCCGCTTTCCGGCGTGGACAACGTTTCTTTTGTCCGCTGCCGTCGCGACTACTACCAGATCGAGTGGCCTGTCGTCTCGCGCCAGTATGTTTATGGCGTGTATGCCGATGAAGTCCTCGTCTGCCGCGCACCGTTCTCGCTTGGCGTAATTGCCAACGTGGCCAACGGATAAACAATTCATCGGCGGCTTGATTTGCCGCGAATCGCCGCTGATGCTCCTGGCCTGCCAACCAGCAGGTTGCAGGAGACCAAAGGCAGTCTGCGGTCCCTCTGCCCAGACTGCCTTTTCTAAAAAACTTTCTTTGCTCTTTTGCCTATTAGGAGGTAACCCATGGCCGCCGCTCCTGACGATCTTTGCACTGTTGCAGAACTCAAATCGTGGCTGCCGAACCAGGGCAACAACGATGACGCTACTCTGCAAAGCCTTATCACCAATGCAAGCCTGCAAGTTTTGCAGTACATTGACCGGCCGCACATATTGTCGTCGGTGCTTGGTCCGCTCACGGAGACCTATGACGGAAATGATTCGGACCGGCTGCTCCCGCGCAACTTTCCGATTATTTCCGTAAGCAGCGTCAACATTGATGGCGTGGCGGTCCAAGCGGCAACAACTCCAACCACCGCTGGCTATCTCTGGGACGGACGGCGCATTCTGTTGCGCGGCTTCCGCTTTTGCCGGGGCTTGCAGAATGTCCAGCTCTCGTATTCGGCCGGCTATCCCAGTGTACCGCTTGACCTGAAGCAGGCGGCGATTGAGTCATTTGCCTTGACGTATCGCCAGCGCGTGCGCATCGGCGAAAAATCCAACAGCATGAGTGGCCAGGCAAATATCTCGTTCGATATGGGCGACGTTCCACCGCGTTCCATGGCCATCTTCAATCAGTACCGGAGGTTAGCGCTGTGATTAGCGTTCAGATTGACGATTCGGCCGTCCAGCAACTCCAGCAGCGGCTTGCCGGGCTCGCACCGAGCGTGGTGGCCCAGGTTTATAAAGCCTTGCAGCCGCTCATCTACCAGTCGCTGAGCACCGCAGTTCCAAAGTACTTTGCGGGATCAGCGGCCAAAGACGCTTCCAGTGATTTGCTGACCTCGCGCACTGGAAATCTATTGAATTCGGTCCTGCAATCGATTGAGACCAAGTCTGACGGCCAGACCCTAACTGTAAGCATCGGATCGGACCTGCCCTACGCACGCATACACGAATATGGAGGTTTCGCTGGCCGGCGCGGGCCATATAAGAAAAAGGACGGACATCGTTCTTATATTCGACCACGGCCTTATCTACGTCCGGCAATCAATGATCTTCAAAAGGCATTGCCTGCTCTGCTTGAGCAGGCAATCCAGCAAGTTCAGGTGTCGCAGTGATTTTTCCGCGCGAGCAAATTTATTCCGCGTTGTTCTCCACGTTGCAGGGCGCGCTCCTCACGCCGGCTGGTCCGTTCAAAACGGTCAGCCGGCGCTGGCAGGATCCATCACAGCTCTCGCCCGCGGATCGTCCGTCGTTGTATCAGGTGCAGAAAGACGAGCTGACAAGTACTGGCGTCAACGGATTGCCGATTCTCGCCAGGCTCACAGTGGATCTAGTTATCTACACCGCGGGAGACAGCGAGCCGAACTCGGTTCCTTCCACCGAACTGAATTCGCTTCTGGATGCCGTGGAAGCGGCGATTCGCAACGTGACGCCAGGGATTGCGCAGTCGCTGGGCGGCAAAGTATCGCATTGCCGCATTCAGGGAAAGATTGAAATCGTTGAAAACGTCATTGGCTCCATGGCGCTCGCTGTGGTGCCCATAGAAATTCTCGCTACCGCTTAAAGACAGCGCATTCAGTTCGCAAAACCGCGGCCATTCCGCGGAACTCAATTTCTGGGAGTGCAGGGCTGGCTCCCCAAAAGGAGAAAGAAGAAATGTTTGAATTTGGATCAGGCACCTTGTGGGGCTTTCCCGTGGGCGGCAATACCGCCACCAACCCCACTCCCATGAAGTTCGGAACGCTGCAGGACGTTTCGCTCGATATCTCGGGCGACGTCAAGCAGCTTTACGGACAGAAACAGTTTCCTGAAGCGGTGGCCCGCGGCAAATGCAAGATCACGGGCAAGTCAAAGTTTGCCGCCATCAACGGCAAGATGCTGAATGATTTGTTCTTCGGCCAGGCCATGGGCGCAGGCATGATTAAGACATCTCTGGATGAAGACATTGCCCCCATCCCTGCAACGCCATTCCAAATCACAGTGGCAAACGCTGCTACCTTCAAGCAGGACTGGGGCGTTCGCTATACGGCAACCGGACTGCCTCTCACCCGGGTTACCGCCAGCCCGGCACTGGGACAGTATTCGGTGAACACCAGCACGGGCGTTTATACCTTTGCCTCCGCCGATACTGGCGCGCATGTTCAAATTTCATACACCTTTGTTTCTGCCGCAACAGGATCGCAGCTCAACATCACCAACCAGCTCATGGGCTTTGCCCCTACGATCCAGGTGTTGCTGGAAACGGTTTACAACGCCAACCAGTTTTCCGTCTTGCTGTATTCGGTAGTGGCGTCAAAGCTAAGCTTTGCCACCAAGCAGGAAGATTTCATCATTCCTGAATTTGACTTTGAGGCGTTTGCGAACGCAGCCGGCCAGGTCATCGACATGTATTCCAACGAATAACTCTCTCCAGCGGGCAAGGCTTCTTGCCGAGCCCGCTTTTTTCATACAGCGGCTTTGCCAATTTCTATCAGGAGGAAATCATGCTTAAGCAACAAACCGTTCCCACATCGTTGGGACAACTTACGGTCTCATCGCTCACCCTCGGAGAACTGCGGCAACTGGATTCGCTGTTCCAGGAAAAGCCTTCGGCGGAAAATTCCGGGCTGGCGTCATTGCTTCGGTATTTGCCCGTGCTCCAGGGTGCCGTCAGAAAAGTCCACCAGGACCTTACCGCTGAACAGCTTGAGAACGGCCTTACCTTTGATGATTTCAATGTTCTTTTCATCGCCATGCTTGAAGTCTCCGGTCTCAAGAAGGCGGCCGCGGGGGAACCGACTCCGGTACCGGTATAGCCGACTGGCCTTTTGTCTTTGGCCACGTCGCCACCGCTACCGGATGGACGCTCCATGAGATCGAGCGGCTTACTTTATGGGAATTGAATGATTTGATGGCGTACTGGAAGGATTATCCGCCGACTCACGTGCTTGTTGGCGCATATCTGATGGGCGGCAAGAAAAGCTCTGCCGGCAAAACTCGCCGGCAAGGCCAGAGCAATTTTGGCGAGCTCACGCAGGCTGTGTCTATTGCGGGCGGAACTTCCACAAAAAAGCTTCCGCAGTTTTATAAAACTTAACTTTATAAGGCATCGCGTTCAAACAGAGAAGGGCAAAACCTTAAAAGTTATGTTTGTTCGATCTAGTTAATTTTAGATCTTTACAGCTCCTAAAGTATTCAAATAGGATTCCGCCCTTGGCGGAAAGAGCAACCCGAAGTCCGTACAAATATGACGAACTTGCTGACGTAGTTGTGGCCGCCATGCACATGAATAAACAGGAGAATTGAATGCGCAAAGTGGCGCTCTTAATGATGCTCGCAATTTTAGCCGGATGCTCTAGAAATACCTTAGACAAGAAAACGGCGGCTGAGCTGATTCAAAAAGTTTATGACAAGGATTACGCGGCCATTATGACGGATGTGGGCCGTCTTGGATCAAGCTGTGAGATGATCTCCGATGATGGCCGATCATCGTGGACTGAAGATCTAACTCCTTCAAAGAACGCCACAGTAGTCGCTCTCCAGTCACTTGGATATGTAACGGTAACGCCTGACGGTCCTGGGTTCTGGAGAGTGGAACTCACCGAAAAGGGCAAAGCTCTTTCTCACGGCGATTTATTGCCTACTGCGACTCGAAACGCGTGTAAGGCTCAAAACGTGGAGTTCCTTCTAGGTACTCGGGAAGTTATAAAGGCCACAGATATTGCAGGCGACGAAAAGACAGCCACGGTCGAGTATTCATGGAAGTGGAAAACCACTGAACTTGGCCAGGCGCTACGCAAGGACGGAAAGGCTTATGCAGTTCTTACCTCGGATCAGCGTAAATCGCTGGACCGCCGCAACACCCTTTTGTCACCCCGTTTCCCAATCCCTGCTCCAGAAGAAGGTGATGTGATGACCGGAACGGCTACTTTCGCAAAATATGCAGATGGATGGCGTCCTAAATAACCGTTCTTCCCAGAATTCTCAGTAAAGCAGCCTGCGGGCTGCTTTTTTATTGCTCAAGTTTGCCAACAGGAAAGGCCCGGAGCTATTGCCATGCCAGACAATGAATTTCTGATCAAGATAACCGGTGATGCTAGTCAGGCCAAAGAGGCTATCAATGCGGCGAAAGAGCAGATCGAGAAGGCCAGCAAATCAGTCGAGATGCTGGCCGACCTCATCGGCGTAAAGGTACCTGACGGTGTCAAGAAAATGATTGCGTCGAGCGAACTGGTGGGGCCTGCGCTGGCAGAAGCGTTTGGGCCTTTGTCATTGATCATCTTCGGCATCGAAATTTTGCAACGCATTGTTGAGAAGATGGAGCAGATGGATGAAGAAGCTGAAAAGCACCGTCTTGCGTGGCTAGACATCGGCATAGCTTCCGACGATGCAACCAGAAAAATTGAAGATTCGATCGCAAAGCAGGAGCAGAAGTACGTTGAAATCACCCAGGGCCCGATTGCCGGCATGGAATTTGCCTTGGGGCATATGCGCAGTGTTGCGCTTTCAGCCTTTGCTGATATTGCAGGAGCCATGGACAGGGTGGCTGCTGAACTGACAGAAGAGAGCAGTTGGTTCAACGTCAACAAAGAAGCAGCCGCCAATATCAAGGCCACGATAGGCGACTTGCATAAGGCGATGGATGACGCCGCCAAGGCTGCGCCTAAAGACCCGTTCGCGCCCATCATCGCCCAAGAAGAGGTACTAAAGCACAAAATCGAGGAAACCAATACGGAGATTAAGCGCCGCGAGGCGAACATGGGTAGGGACAAGAGCCTTGTTGATCCATTAAAACAAGAGGTCGCGCTTTATGAAGACATTCTCTCCAAGCTTCGCCTGCAGAAAGACTTGCAAGCCGAATCTCTAAAGGCTGCCGATGCGGAAATTAATAAAGCAAAAACAGATCGCAGCGTAACCATTAATGTCGCAAAAATCGAGGCAAACAAAAGGACCAACGACGCGATCCTTCAGCAAGAGAAAGAGACCATTCGTGAGCTGGCTGCTGCTCACCAGATTAGCGCGGAAGACGAACTGGCCCTTAACAAAACCGTTCTGGACCAGAAGTTCACCCAGGAAGAAACGGCCCTCAGCAAGAAACTGGCGCAACTCAACCGCGATCATGAACGCAATGCCGCGCAGATCATTACGGTCCAGGGCGAGATCAAGGCATTGACCACGCAGCATTACACCGAACTGGAAAAACTGAACGCCGACTATTACAAACAAGTCGATCACAATGGGCAAGAGGCGGTAAATAAAGCGGCAGCAAAGATGCATGCGTTCTTGCAGCAGGTAAAAGAAGCGCAGCAGATCATTCTCGGGTCGGCCAAAGAACACGATCAGGCTATGGGACAGATTGCAGATCAACGGCTTAACTTTGAACTGCAAATTGGCAAAATCAGCCAAGCAAACTATGAGAAACAACTGCAATGGGAGATGGCCGAGACTTACGCGAACGAACGTGCAAAGCTTGAGGCCAAGCGCCAAGCCGCTGAAGGCAATCTCGTTGAACAGGCGAAGGTGGATGCGGAACTGCAAAAGCTGGACGATAAATATCGGGCCCAGTCGGAAAAGGCCGAGCAGCAATCACTCCTGCGTCGCCGCCAGCAATTCGACCAATACTTCAAACAGGTCTCTTCTTCTTTCAACACTGCATTGAATGGGTGGCTGCAGGGAACTGAAACGGCCAGCCAGGCTTTCGGCAAGATGTTTCAAGACATCTTGTCGCAGTTGCTTAACTTTGTAGAGCAGTGGATCGAAAAGAAGATTGAGATGTGGCTGATGGACAAGCTACTAAGCCAAACGAGCCAGACTGCGTCAGCCGAAGCACAAATTGTTTCTAACGCTGCCGTGGCATACTCCGGCGCTTATGCTGCGACCGCGGCTATTCCAATAGTTGGACCGGGCCTTGCTCCAGAAGCCGCCATGATGGCCTACATGGACGTGATGGCAATAACTCCGGCCGGCTTCGCTCTGGGCGGTATTGTTCCAGCCACAGGCCTTGCGCTGGTTCACGAGGGAGAAAAGATCCTGCCCAAAAGCATGAGCGGCAATGGCAGTGGCCTTGGCGGAATCACGGTAGTTGTAAACCACTCCGTCAGCGCCGTGGATGCTGCTTCATTCCAGGGCCACATTCGACGGCACAGCAACATGATTGCCAATGAAGTTACGCGGGCGCTCAAGCGGAAAGGAGCCAGATGAGCAATCTTCTCTTTCCCAAAATCCGCGGACTGGGGTGGACCATCACCAAGAACCCCACGTTCTCAACGGAAATCCAGTCATCGCTTGCGGGCCGTGAAGTGAGGGTGCAGAACTTCCAGAATCCTATCTGGGAGTTCACCCTGGCCTATGAATATCTGTTGAACGATCCGCGATCGAGAGACGAGAACGAGCAGACGCCGCTGGAAACTCTGGCCGGATTCTTTCTTGCGCGCGGCGGCCAGTTTGATGACTTCTTGTTGAATGAAAGTGATTTGACTCAACGGCTGGAAGATTCAGTCTATACCGGGCAGCCTATTGGGATTGGAGACGGCTCGACTAAAAACTTTCAGCTTGTGCGCAATTTCGGCGGGTTCCTTGAAGCTTGCCAGAACCCGGCCAACCAGACAGCGACCATCTACGATAACGGGGCGCTGCAAGCCACGAATACTTACACCATCACCAACGGCCTGGTGCAGTTTACGAATGCGCCGGCAGCAGGGCATTCCATCACGGCGGACTTTACGTTTCTGCATCGTGTGCGATTTGACGCAGGGACCACGCGAGGGAGTTCCGCCAATGGGACGCGTGAGGGAATCGAGTTCAGCAATTTCTATTTCAACCTCTATGAATGCAAGGAAGTCCAGCTGATTTCAGTGCGCAAATAAAAATTTTTACCACAGAGGACACAAAGGAACACAAAGGCTTTTGACTCGTACCGAGCGAAGCCTCTTCGTGTTTCTTTGTGTCCTTTGTGGTTCAAGGGTTGACATGAAAACACCTACAAATATCGGCGGCAACAATCTTGTCACGTGGCTCCAGAGCGCAACAGAAATCCGCATGGCCGATCTCTACACCATTACTCTCAAGACTGGTACGGCATTGCGGTACACAAGCTGGGACACAAACCTGACGGTGCTGGGAAACACATTCCTGACCGGCCCGCCGAATATTGCGCGATCCGCGATTGAAGAAAAGCTTGGCATGGATGTGGCGACGCTGGAGGTCACGATTGAAGCCAGCTTGACCGACGTGATCAATGGTGTGCCGATACTTCAAGCCATTGGACAAGGGTTGTTTGATGGCGCTGCATTTCGCATTGATCGCCTGTTCATGGATTCCGCTTCTAACCAGATTGGCACTGTTATCAGGTTTTCCGGTTTCATTGGCGCGCTGGACGAACTTACACGCTCTTCAGCCAAGCTTTCCGTAAACGCCGGCACAGCGTATCTGAGCATGCAGCTACCGGCAGTGATTCTGCAGCCTGGCTGTACGAATACGCTTTTTGACGCGCGCTGCGGATTGGTGAAGGCCAGCTTTGCAGAGGCGAACGTAGCGCAAGCCGGGAGCACGGTCAACAAGCTGCTTTCGCTTTCCGCCAAAGGCGACGGCTATTACGACAATGGGCAGATCGCTTTTACGTCGGGAGCGAACGCCGGATTGGTCAAAGCGGTGAAGACCTATTTCTCGACCGGCGGCCCGTTTTTTACTTTCAACTCTCCGCTGCCGTTTGCGCCCAGTGCAGGAGATGCATTCACGGCTTATCCGGGATGTGACAAGACTCAGGCCACCTGTGCCAGCTCCAAATTTTCCAATCTGGCGAACTTTGAAGGCTTTCCTTACGTGCCTGCGCCGGAAACCGCTATTTAGAAGGGGATCGCACAATGCAAAGACTCACAACAGAGCAGCGGAGCAATATTGTGCGCGCAGCCAAAGAGTGGCTGGGCACTCCATACCACCATCATGCGCGGGTAAAAGGCGCGGGCGCAGACTGCGCCATGTTTCCGCTGGCTGTGTATCAGGAGTGCGGCGTCTTGCCGCGAGAATACAGGCCGCCGCAGTACTCGGTCCAGTGGCATCTGCACCGAAGCGAAGAACTCTACTTGAATGAAATTGAAAAGTTTGTGGCGGAAATTGACAGTCCGCCACAGCCGGCAGACTTTATTGTTTTTCGCTTTGGGCGGACGTTCTCACACGGGGCCATCGTTGTGGAATGGCCGATCGTAATCCATGCCTACATTCCCCACGGTGTTCTCCTGAGCGACGCATTGCGCGATGGCGAACTGCTGGGAAGGGAACATAAATGCTTTGAAGTGCAGCCGGTAGCAATGATGAATGCAGCGAAGTCGGCCTAACGACATTCAACGAGCACAGTGACGCTGTAAACACCAAAAGATGCGGGGGCAAATGTATGGCTTTGATGGGCGGAAAAGGCGGAGGGAAGAATGCGCTTGCGGCAAAACCAAATCTTCTTTCCGCGTTGCGCGTACAAACCAGCTCGTACGGGCAAGTTATTCCGATTCTCTATGGGCAGAACCGCATTGCGGGGCGGCTGATCTGGGCCGGTGATTTCGCGGCGATTCCGCACACCTCTACTACCAAGGTCGGCGGGAAAGGTCTGGGCTCAGGTGGTGGCAATGCAATTTCAAACACCACATACACTTATCAAACCGCAGTAGCTATGGCTCTGTGCCAGGGGCCAATCCAAAATATTCACAATGTTTGGGACACAAAAGGAAAATTGACGCTTATCACGGCCACGGTTCCTTTCACTGTCCCGGGCGGCGGAGGATCAACTACTGTGGTCCCACCGGGTTCCGGTGCGGGCGCCGGGATTTTTCATTCCCACAAAGGCGTAAGCCGAGCGGATACGTTCAACTTCAGCCAAAACGATTTCGGCTCAGATGGCTCTGTACTGTTTGCCGGCCCGGTAGCTACACCCATGACGCAGGTAAGCGGCTCTCCCGGTGCGGGCCAGTTCACGCAAGCCGGCGCCGTCTTTACTTTTTCGGCCGCCGATGCCGGCAAGGTGATGACCATCACCTACGTTTACTCAGTGCCGGATTCAAACTCGAATGGGCAGCCACAGCAGAAATTGAGCCTCACGCTTTTTCTGGGCTCTCGTCCGCAGACTCCGTGGAGTTATCTCACATCCCAGCATCCTGGCCAGGATCTTGGCTATAACGGCATCGCTTATGTCGCTGCGTCCGCCATGGATCTGGGCGAATCGGGCACGCTGCCGAATTTAAGCTTTGAAGTGCTGAGCGCCATCACATTCGGCGCCGGAATTGCTGATGCGGAGCCTTCAGCGATTATTGCCGACCTTTTGGCCAATCAGTTTTATGGACTGGCAGGCGTGGTGACTCCGGGAGATCTCACACAGTATCGCAATTTCTGCACCGCAGGCGACGGCCATGGTAATGGGATCTTTATTTCTCCGGTACTCGATGCACAAAAAGCCGCCAGCGACTGGATACAGGAAATTCTGGACATCACCAATGCTGCGGCGGTCTGGAGTGAAGGCGTTCTAAAAATCATTCCCTATGGCGATACGACCGCAGTTGGCAACGGGGCAACGTTCATCCCGAATACGTCGCCCATCTATGACCTGACCACGAGCGACTTGCTCACGCCAGTGGTTATCAAGCGGCCATCGGTGGCGGACGTGATGAATTCCGTCTCCATTGAATTTGCCAATCGCGCAAAC